AAAAACAAAACATAATACTGGGGCACTAATAAACCTCACAAAACGACTAAAAACCTAAAATATTATGTAAATGAAAACTAAGCAGGCGGTGCGTCTGCCTCATAGAACAACGGAGGCATAGCAGTCCAAAAATAAACCTGGAAATCTTCTCCAATTGCTGAGAAGAAATCATATGCTGCACCAGCGGAAAGTGAGCCTTGATAAGCTAATAAAAACCCTTCCAAATCCACGCTTGTAGTATAGTCTGCTGTCTTATAACCATAAAAACGAGCATCATGGTAGAATGGATTTTCCCACTCTACAGTATTAGCAGACAGATCGGCTAAAAACGTGGCTCCATTGACACAAGTTGGAAACCTATCCAATGGAAAAGCTGTGGATGAAGGTGTGCCTGGTATCACTTTGTACGCAGCATTGCTTGTTGACGTATATGAAACTCCACCAGTTGTACCTCTGCTATAAGTAATCGGAGCGGGCACTCTCTCAACTATCGTACGGAGTCTGTTTGTATAAGACCCATTACCCCTGTAATTGGCTTTCCACCGAATAGAACCTCTCCATCCTGAAAAACATGACACAACCCAATGTATTAACATAGTATTACAATAATTATACGCATTGGCTGCCAAAGTAGAATGGATGGCATTTGGAACATTCCCACGATAAAAAGGGAACATTGGGGTAACGACGAATCCAACCTGCAAATTGCCATATGCCCCGCCATGAGTGTGATGTATAGAGTATCGGTGCAACAATTCCCTGAAAGACACTATCGATTCTCCTGTGTATACCAAGTTAGCATTCAAATTATATGTAGGCTTAACGCCTATTGTTATGTCACTGGACTGTGTCGGTCGATCCATTTCTTCAGCATCTATTTTGTCGGCCATAGAGCCAGACTGTGGTTTAAAAACGAAACGCTGGAAATAGTTGTCAGGGACAAACACTTCAAAATCATCTCCAGCAGACACAAAAACATTAACTTCCACATCATTATTTACAGTACTGTTCGGCGTCGTTAATTCATTGACTACAAAAACAGCTAATCTACCATTTCCTATGGCAGGCGATGTAAATAATGTGGTACTATACTGATTGGTAACTAAGTCTGTTCCAGGTAAAGCGTGTTTAAGCAAAGTTCGATCCTGCATATTGGCTATCGATACTGTGAAATCACTACACTCGGCAATATCAAAGATATGAATGTAATTAACATTGTATTCGTTCGACAGAAAGTAATCTGGATCAAATGCAATCTTGATTCTGCCTTTGTGAAAAGCTGAAGCTACAACTTGAAAACGGAATCGTATAGATCCCGTCCAATACTTAAAAGGAAGTGCAGCAACCGCCATTGGAGGTAAGTGAAATTCTGTAATAGCACCAACCACATTTTCTGCCCATAAAACTGGCGAAACAGTGGTATTCCACAACACACTCTCTCCTGGCGCAGAAGTTGACCACACAAACTTGGTCAAATAACTTTCGCGTTGTGCAATCGACTTTATAGCCAAAGAATCAGTGCTCTCCTGCAATCCGGAAATTTTTGGATCAATCGTTAGTTCTTGCTTGCTGTCAACAGACAATTTAGCAGAAAGATCGGGGGTATCTGTGCTACAAATATTTGCACACGGTTTGACAACAGAAAAGTGAGGCTCAGTGATAACACCTGGCCTAGCATAACCAAAACACTTGCTAACAGCGGCTACGGTGTTTAGTGCTTTTTGAGTTGCCATTGCATAAGGTCCCAACGTCGGTATACCGGTTAACATACCCATAGACTTAGCCAAAGCTGAAGCAGGTTTAGATAACTTCCCGTCCTTCGCTTCATCAATTTCACCCGATTGTGGAGCTAAAGTAAATGGTTCAATAGAAGTCAAGCCCGACAATTCCACATCCTCTGCCCACGCAAAAACACTAACTGTTACAGTGTCTGTTGCGGCATTGGCATGTTTCAAATTGGTGATAGAACGTAATAACAGCTGTCCCATATTAACCCAGTTCGCGGATGGTATATTCAAATTGTTATAATAATAAAAGAAAGGCAAAACTAATTCACCACCTGCAGACTGTGTCGGATTCAAAAAGACATGTGGCAACTGCGAAATTTGTATCAGATCAACAGGCATAACGGCACGATTCGTGTTCAGAAAATTCCTATTGAACAAAGGCATATAGGCCGCAAGAGCCCTACCATAAAAGAATCCATTGCCATTGAGAACTATTTTGATATGCAATTTGCATCTCAGCAGCTTATAATTGGATATGCGATTCACAACGCGAACATTATTAAAATATAACGACCACGGATCAATGCTCGCATATAATGATGTGCCCACACCCCATCCTGTTTCAAAAATCTTAATCGGACGAGAGAAAAAGTTCTGTAGACTAACATCATATGTGTCCTGTTCGGTGCGTGTTTGGTCATAACTGGTTGTTACATCTCGCATGTAGGTAGAAGTGGCACTGGTAAATGCCAAATTTTCCTGCTTTTCATAGGGTGCATTTGTGCGCACTGCACCCTCCTGTACGTCCCCACTATGGGGAATGAAATATGAATAAATAGTAAGTGGATTAATTATATACAAAAAATGTGTCCCACTCAGAACACAATATGCAAATATATTTTCAGGGGCTGTCCCCACTCCTAAATAAGAGGCATACATATATGTACAAAGCCTACAAAATAACATGAAATATATAAAAATATAAAATTGTGGTATCCATGTGTACATACTCCGTTTCAACGACAGATTTAATCTACCCCGATGGAGTTCGGGGTTGAGGCATCCAAGTATTTTTCGCGCCACTTGGTGACTCTTTTGTCATAATTGTCCTTTAGTTCAGGACACAAATGAAGGAGCTGCGCTTTTTCT